CGTCCTTGCAACTCTCGACGACGCTCATGCCATGCACGCCGTCGTCGCTCGGCCCACGCATGTGCAGGATCGCATCCTGCGAGTACACCGTCTCGCGGCCGTTCTCCTCGCGGTACTTGTAGCGGAGTCGCCCGTTCTCGATCCGCTCCACCGTCATGCGGGACGGGTGCAGCGGAATGAGTTGATCGACCGCACCCGACGCCCCCGAGCGGATCTCGCTGTAGGCGTCGCCCCATAGCCCGACGTGGAAAACCGCCTGCTCACGCCACTCGAAGCTCGTCTGCCATTCGTTCGGCTGCTGGTGGAGACGACGATACAGCGGCAACTCGACGGCACGGCGAGTCCCGCGAGCCATGCGTTCGAGCACGTGGAGCGGCAGGCTCGCGACGCTCTCCGACAGGATTCGCAGGCACGCGAACACCGCCGACACTTGCAGGGCGTTGCTCGCGTCGATGCGGATTCCTGCGGCCGAGCGGGACGAGTACTCCTCGTCCCACATTCGCTCCTCACCGGGAAGCCAGAGAATGCGATGCTGTGCGTTGGCGATCATCAGACGAAAAAGATCTCAGGGGTGCCCGAGGGCTTTTGCTCCTGCTCGGATCGCATCCACGAGCCGATGCCCTGGCAGAGGGCGACGATGCCGTCGATACGCTCCGTGCTGGCGGTCTTGCTCGGGTAGATGTTGCCGTGCCGGTCCTCGTGAACAGCGACGTTACCTGCACACCACGTGAGCACTGGATGCCCGCCGTGCCGCACCATGCCGCTCAGCACGAGGTTCTCCAGCGTCTTGGCGGGAGCCGACATTCCGGGGCCGCCTTGGGGATATCCTCGCACGTCAAGCCCGTCCCCTTGCAGTAAGTTTGCCAACATCTGAGCGTTGAACTTCATATCGACCGCCAACTGACGCACCCGGTAGCGGTCGCAGATTGCCTTGATGTCGGCGTGGAGCCGGGTGTAGTCGGTGACGTTGCCGTCGGTCACCCGGATCTGCCCGTCGCGAATCCACCCGAGGTAGTCCACCTTGTCGCGCTGAGCCCGCTCGACGGCGTTCGCCTCGGGAATCCAGAAGAACGGCAGCACGTCGATCGTGTTGTCCTCGGGATCGGGGCAGACGAGCACCAAGGCCGAGAGGTCATACGTGCTCGCGAGATCGAGCCCGGCGTAGACGGGACGGTCCCCGAAGTCCCGCAGCGGATTCGCACAGCGAGCCCACGCCGCCGGGGCGATCCACCGCGTGTCCTGCGTCGTCCAGACGTTGAGCCGGTAGCGGAGGAATGAGTTGAGCTTCGTCGGCGACTGCTCGGCCTCGCGGGCGTCGGCCGCGAACGACTCCTCGGTGATCGTCTCGCCGAGCGACGGGTTCGCCTGCCGCCAGACCTTCGGGTCTTTCCACGAACCGTCGGTCGCACAGTCTGGCGGTGCCGCGTAGATGCAGCCGTAGAATGTCGGATCGTACGCCGGGTCGGCGATGCACTTCTCCGCGTAGGAGTGCTGCTCCCAGCAGATGCTGCGACGGTCATAGCCAGCCGTGGTGATCGACAGGATGAGCGGTTGACGCCGGGCAGCGCCGCCGTACCGCAACGCATCCCAGAGGCGACGGTCCCGCTGGGCGTGGAGCTCGTCGAAGAGGAGCATGTGGATGTTGAGACCCTCGGCCCGGAACGCATCCGCCGAGAGCACCCGGTAGAACGAGTTCGTCTGGCGATCGACGATCGTCTTTCGCGAGTCGATCACTTCGAGCCGCTTCGACAGCGACGGCGACGCACGCACCATCGACGCCGCCTCGCGGTAGATGATGCCCGCCTGCTCGCGGTCACTGGCAGCGCCGTAGATCTCGGCACCTGGCTCGTTGTCGCAGACGAGGCCGTAGAGGGCGACGCCTGCGAGGGTCGTGCTTTTGCCCTGTTTCTTCGGAAGCTATTTTCTGGAGCGTGCCCCCGAGCCATTACGGCCCGAGGGCACACCCCAGTTCTATGTATGCGGTGCGGTATTGCCGCGCCCCGTCCTGTCTCACTCTCGCGAACACATCGGACAGCATCTTCCGCTGCCACTCCAAGAGCAGGAACGGCTGGCCCGCCTTCTGTCCCTTGCTGTGCCGAAGAATCTCCTCAAAGAACCGACGCACGAGCGTCTCTTTCCTCGGGTCGATCGGCGGGATCAGATCAGCCGTGCGACTTGAGGAGTTCCGCGAGGTCGTCCTTTGGCGCTTCGTTCTTTTGACCAAGTCGCACCCTGCTACTCGGAGTGAGCCCGAACTCAGTCATCAGCGACGCCTGGAGCGAGACGAGCCCGCGATAGAGCGAGCCCGCCGGGTTCGGCTTCACGCCGCCGAGGTTAGTGTGAATCACCGATCCACTCGCCCGGAGTTCGAGCAGACAGGACTGCGCCGCCGCGTGAACCTCGCACAGAGTCGCGAGCGCCTCGCCGTCGCCGAGCGTCAGCACGCCCATGCCCGAGAGCAGCGACGCGAGCTCGTTCCACTTGGCAACGGCGACCGGTTCGACCGCGAGTCGCTCGGGCATCGGCGGCACGCCGAGAGGAGCCGACGGTTCGCGGAGCGAACCACGCGCGGTGCCGTCTGCGATCTTCAGCGCGGTCGGCTTCGGCTTGCGGCCACGGGTCGCCATGTTTCACGCGGCAAAAACGCCGTTCCTATTCCTCAATTCGCGCACGTGGCGGCAACGGATGGCTTTCGTCATCGCCATGCCACCTTGGCAGGGGGCTATGGGGTGCCTTTCGCACGCGCCGCCGTCTCGTTTGCCGTCTTCCGGCTGTGACACGAATGGCACAAGCACTGACCGACATCCACGTCATACCGAGAGCGTCCATCGACGCAGACCTTCGTGCCCGGCACGACCGGCGACACGTGGTCCGCGTGGGCGTTGCCCTTCTCGCCGCACACGTGGCCGCACGCCCGGCACGTCCAGTTGTCACGCAGTAGGACAGCACGTCGCCACGCCGAGTGACGCCTGTCGCTGTAGCCCCGCTGGTATCCGTTGGGGCGATTCTCTTTCCGCTTGATCCGGTAGTTCGGCCGGGCCGCCCGGATGAACTCGATGCGCTGCGGCATGACTTCACGCTACCACGCGCCCACGTATCTCTTGCAGTTCTGCGGCCATCATCCCCGCCACGAGCCCGTCGAACGTCACCTTCGGCACCCAGCCCAACTTCCTGCGTGCCTTGCTCGCATCGCCCTGTAGCAGATCCACCTCGGCCGGTCGGTAGTACCTCGGGTCGATCTCCACGTGGTCGCGGTAGTCCAACCCAACGTGGGCGAACGCTCGCTCGCAGAACTCCCGCACACTGTGAGTCTCGCCCGTCGCGATGACGTAGTCGTCCGGGTCGTCCTCTTGCAGCATGAGCCACATCGCCTCGACGTAGTCGGCTGCGTGGCCCCAGTCCCGCCGGGCGTCGAGGTTGCCGAGGTACAGCGTCTCGGGGATGCCGCTGGCGATGCGTGCCGCTGCCCGTGTGATCTTGCGGGTGACGAACGTCTCGCCCCGCCTCGGGCTCTCGTGGTTGAACAGGATGCCACACGAGGCGTGCATCCCGTAGCTCTCCCGGTAGTTCACCGTGATCCAGTGAGCGTAGACCTTCGCCACGCCGTACGGCGAGCGCGGGCGAAACGGCGTCGTCTCACGCTGCGGCGTCTCGGCGACCTGCCCGTACATCTCGGAGGAGGATGCTTGGTACACCCGGCACCCCGGCACGACGCGGGCGGCCTCGAGCACGTTGAGCGCTCCGATGCCGACCGCTTCCGCCGTGTACGCGGGCTGGTCGAACGACACCCGGACGTGGCTCTGTGCCGCGAGGTTGTAGAGCTCGTCCGGCTCGATCTCGGCGACGAGCCGTGCCATCGCACCACCGTCGGTCACGTCTCCGTAGTGCAGGTTCAGCCGGTTGAAGATGTGCTCGATGCGCTGCGTGCCGAACGTGCTCGACCGCCGCACGATACCGTGGACGATATAGCCCTTCGCCAGCAGGAGCTCGGCGAGGTAGGAGCCATCCTGCCCTGTGATGCCCGTGATCAGAGCGACACGCATCGATCCCTCCACCATGCGACCGTCTCCGCGATTCCGTCCTTGAGCGTGACCTTCGGCTCCCATTCGAGGAGCGTGCGTGCCCGCGTGATGTCCACCGCACGCCTCGGCTGGCCGTCGGGCTTCGATGAGTCCCAGCGAATCTCGCCCATGTATCCGCACTCGCCCGCGATCATCTCGGCCAACTTCCTCATCTGCACTTCGCCGCCACCACCCAGGTTGATCGGATCGGGCGTCGTCACAGTCTCCGCTGCTCGCACAATTCCCTCGGCAGCGTCATCGACGTGCAGGAACTCGCGCGACGCGCAGCCCGTGCCCCAGAGCGTGACGGGATCGGTGCGGCAGAATCGGCGGATCATCGCCGGGATAACGTGCGACGATGCCGGGTCAAAGTTGTCGTGCGGGCCGTACAGGTTCGTCGGAATCACTACAGCGCCCGGTAGGGAATACTGCTGGTGGTACTGCTTGAGCAGTTCGTAGATCGCTCGCTTCGCAATCCCGTACCCGGCGTTCGTTGGTTCGGGGTAGCCGTTCCACAAGTCGCTCTCGACGAACGGCACGGGCGGGTCGAGCGGGTAACTGCACACCGTACCGACGACGACGACCTTCTCGACCTCGAACCGTCGGCACTGCTCGACGACGTTCACGCCCATCGCCAAGTTCGCGTACGTGAACCGTCCCGGCGTCTTCATGTTCGCGCCGATGCCGCCGACCTCGGCCGCGAGGTGCAGCACGACCTCGGGCCGGTGGTCGTCGAATAGGTCGATCGTGTCCTCTTCGCTGGTCAGGTCGCACGCGACCCTGCGAGGCACGATCACGTGACGGCATCCGCGACCGTGCAGCACGCGGCAGACCGCCTTGCCCAGAAACCCGGCACCGCCCGTGACGAGGATTCGCTTCGTGTTGAGTTCCATGCCCGCATGGTGCCGGGCGTGTCAACTCAGCCGTCCTCGTTTCGGCTGGCGAAGTAGCCCCGCACCCACTCAACCAACTCAGGAGGTGCCGAGTCCGTCCAGCGCAGCAGCCCGTTCTCGTCCACCTCGACGTGCGTCGCAGGGTCATAGCCGCCGTTGACGACGGGAAACCACCGGGAGTGATACTGCCGATCGGCGAGGCTTCCGTGGTGCAGGTGCATCGCGTCACCGGGCAGGCACGCGACCTCCCCTCGGACCTTCGCGTACGCCACCTCGCTCCACTCGCGGAAGTGCCTTGCCATCGGCTCGTTCATCATCCGCAGGCAGCGCTTCACTTGGTGGTTCGTCCATCCCTCGACCATCATCGAATCGCCGCTGCCGACGATGTGCCGATCGTAGAGCGGCCAGATGTCGCGTCGTGCCGCCCACGCACCGCCGGGACAGCAGTTTTGCTCGCTCAGGTATCGCTCGCAGCGATGCCCGACGCAGAGCTTCGTGCTCTCGATCTGCCCGTCAGGACCGGCGCAGTGCCACTCGTTCCAGCACTGCACGACCGGCCACTCTTCGAGCGTGCGGCACAGTCGCTCGGGCCACTGGTGGTCGAGGAAGATCATGTCGGCGTCGATCCACGCGACCTTGTCGAACCGATCCGGCAGTCTCTCGACCGCGAGGTTGATCAGCCGCTCCTTCTGCCATAGCACGTTGCGGTCGCCGCCCCGGACCCTGAGCCAGGCGTCGTCGCACGTGAACGCTTGCCCTTCGTAGGCGAGCTCGACGTTGAACGTCGGCACGCCCCACCACTTCATCTCGTGCAAGAACCGGAGGTAGTTCCTCCGCAGCGATCGCCACCCAGCAGGGTTCCAGAACACGCACACCACGGCGAGATCGCCGGGTAGCGGCACCCGCTCGCGTCGCTCGCGTTGCGGCTCTTCGCGACGCAGGATCGACGACAGGACGACCATTCACTCGCCCGCCGCCACCACGCCCTGCTCAACGCCCACCTTCGCCACGTAATTCATCAACGCCCCCACCGCCGCCGCGAGGTCGGGATCGGAGTCGGCCCCCGCGAGCAGGTCGCGCACGTGCAGCCGCACCGGCTCGGCGGGTGCCTCTTCGACGCCGGTCTCGGTGGTGCGAAACCGCACCAACGTCACGCGGGCTTCGGCCTCGCCGCCTGTCACGGATGACAGGACGATTTCTCTAATCCACCACTTGTCGAATACCTTCGCAGGAACGTCCAACGGTTCAGCACAGTACAGCGTGGGGATGTCAGGCATGGCTCAGTCGCTCCTCTAGTGCGGCGATGCGTGCGTTCGACTCTTGCAGTGCCCGGATCAGTACTGGCACCAGTTTCTCGTAGGCCAGCCCAAGATGGTCGCCGCACTGTGCGACGACGCTGTCGGCGTAGTCGGTGCCCGCCAGCGCCGCCTGAGCCTCTTGCGCGATCAGTCCCACCTGACGCTCGGTGGCGAAGTTGCGGTCGCTCTGCGGAATGAAGTCAAACGCGACGGGCCGCAGCGATTCGATGACGCTGGTGGCGTCGGTCAGCGATTCGACGCGAGTCTTGAAACGTGCGTCGGATGTGGCGATGGTCGCGTTGGTTGCGTAAATCTGGGAGTTGACTTGGAGGAGGTAGGCACCGTTGTCGGTGGTGCTGCCGATTAGGACTTCGCCGCCCAGTGCCTGCATATATATTGGATACGCAAGCGACGATCCGAACGACTGGCACTGTATGTACGTTCCGCCAGTGCTGGTATTGACGCCGCCGATCCCTAGTCCGTAACCAGCCGAAAAGTTTTCAATTGTGAGCGGATAGTATGTTTTCGCACCTAACGCTGGCGTTCCGTTGGCTGACTGATATAGAGACGTAACGCCAACAACATTTAGTCGATCTGCCGTCGTCGTCGTCCCAATCCCCACATTCCCGCTCGCATCCACCCGCACCCGCTCGGTGCCGTTGGTGACAAACGTCAGAATGTCGGCCCCAGCCCGTCCGACTCCGGTGTTGGTGTCACCGTCGAACCCGTAGACGACGCTGTTCGATGTGGTGAGGTCGTCCGCGAGTATCTGCCCCGTGAACGTGGCGGTGCCGGTGGAGGAGATGGTGAGGCGGGTGGTGTTGTTTGTGTCGATGTAGAGCGGCTTGTTGACCTCAACGCGGATCACGCCCTCTTCGTTGCCGTTGAGGCCAAGCAGCAACCCGGCACTGCTGCCAGAGTCAGTGTTGGTGATGCGCGCGTATACGTCAGCGCCGGACCCCTCATGAACGTGCAGTCTCTGCGTAGGCGTTACGTTGATGCCGACGCTGCCGGTGAACGCCGGACTCGCCGTCGGCTGCACTGAGAGCGTGGTCCTCGCCGCTGCGGCGTCGGCGTCGTCGATCAGCGAGCGACCGAACGAAGTGCAGGTGATCTCCTCCACGTCGCCTGCACCCGCAGACGAGCGACCGAGCAAGCGGTCGGTGGCGGAGACGTTCTGAAGTTTGGCGTAGGTGACGGCGTCGTTGGCAAGTTTCGCCGTCGTCACGCTGCCATCGGTCGGCGTGCGGGTGTCGCTCAGGCGGGCGTCGTTGCCCTCGCAGAACGACGACGCCGACGTGCCGAAGGTGCCCGTCGTCAGCACGCCCGACGTTGTGGTGATGACCGGCAGGTTCGCGGTCGATCCGATCGCACCGGCGTTGCTGATGTTGCCGTGGGAGTGACTTGTCGGCGTCCTCGCATCCGATAGCCGCGAGTCGTTGCCCTGACACGCAGTGCCGCCACTGGTCCCGTACGTCACGCTCACCGTGCCCGACGACACGCCGAGGCCCGTGCCGACAATGATCGCACCGGCGGCACCCGTCGTCGCAAGAGGCAGGCGGGCGGCGTCCAGTGTGCCGGAGGTGACCGCACTGGCCGCGATGGCGATCGTCGTGTTCGACGCCGCCGTCAGGCGACCGTCAGCGCCGACGGTGAACGTGGCGACCTGCGTTGCCGAGCCGTAGGACGCTGCTGACACACCGCTGGCGGCGATCGTCGGATTCGGGTATGTCCCTGCGAGCGAGCCGCCTGCGCTTCCTGTCGGTGCGCGTGAGTCGGAGAGCCTCGCGTCATTGCCGATGCACACGGTGCTGGACGTGCTGCCCGTCGGGATGCGGGCGATGTCCAGCGTGCCGGACGTGATGTCCGACGCTGCGTGCGTGTGCGACGACGACGCCTTGCCGTCGAGCGCCGTCTGCAAGCCGGTCACGTCCGAGATCGAATGCGTGTGGCTGCTTGACGCCTTGCCGTCGAGGGCGGTTTGCAGCCCCGTTACATCCGAGATCGAGTGCGTGTGCGACGCGAGGGCGTAGCTCTGGAACGTGAACGACGTGATCACGTTCGAGGCGTTCTTCCAGAACACCTTGCCGTCGGCGTAGTTGATCGCGATCTCGCCGTGCTCGAGCGACGACGGCGTGGCCGATGCTGTGCCGCTGCGGCGAATCTTGACTGTCGTGGGCATGCGTCAGAACGTCCCGCCGTCGATGGTCGTCGCCCAGGCGATCGTGTCGCTCGATGCCGTGTAGGCGAGGAGTCCATCGTTCGTACCGCCGCCGTCAAGCGCGGTGATCGTGTTCGTGTCGTTCGCCACGAGGACCGTGCCTTTCGCGACGCTGGTCAACCCAGTGCCGCCGTAGGCGACGCCGACCGCCGTGCCCTGCCAGACGCCAGTGCCGATAGTGCCGACGCTCGTGAGCGAGGACGACACGACCGTGGAGCCCAACGTCGTCTTGCTCAGCACCGACACGCCGTCGATCCGGTAGGCGTAGCCCGAGGTGAGCTCGATGTTCTGGTTGTAGGTCCACGAATCGGTCGAGTTCGTCCAAAGGATCGTCTTATCGGTCGATCCCTTGAGCGTGATTCCGCCACCGTCGGCGGTCGTGTCCGTCGGGCTGTAGACGCTGCCGAGCTCGATGTTCTTGTCATCGACCGTGACCGTCGTCGAGTTGACCGTCGTGACCGTGCCGTTGACCGTGAGGTTGCCGGTCACCGTGAGATCGCCGCCGACCGTCGCGTTGCCGCTGGTGGTGAGCGTCGTCGCTGCGATCTGCCCGGCCGAGCCGTAGATCACCGCCTTCGAGTTCACGACCGTGTTCGCGATCGAGCCGTCCACGAGGTTCAGTTCGGCGGCCGAGGACGTGACGGTCGTCGAACCAAGTTGGAACGTGCCCGTGACGTTGACCGTGCCCGAGAACGTGTACGTGCCGGTCGGCGTCGCCGTGCCGGTCATCGGGATGTACACGCCCGACAGCGACGGAATGTCGTCGGCAGTCAGTGACCGGAACGTCGGTGCGGCAGCGGCACCGCTCGTCGGACCAGCGAGGACCGTGTTCGCAGCGCGCACTTCGGTGATCGAAACGAACGCGCCCGACCCACCGATCGCGATGACGCTGGTAGCCGAGCCGCCAGCGCCGCCGGTGCCTGTACCGTAGTAGAGGATGTTGCTGTTCTCGTTGAACGCGAGCTCCGCGTTCGCGAGCGAGCTCGGCGCTCCGGCACCGCCAGACGACGCGCGACGCTTGATGCGGATTGTGTTGGGCATCAGAAGTTCCCTCCGTCAGTGAGTTGAATCTCAGCGTAGTCGGCCCACTTCGAGCCGTTGTATCGAAGCACGTCACCATCGGCGGCCGACGTGATCTGCACGTCCGTGAGCCCGGCGAGCGTCGATGAGCCGACCTCGCCGCCAGCGCCCGCCGGTCCCTGCGGCCCGATGCCCGCGAGCACGGTCGCCGAGATCGCCACGGGCGACACCGCGACGCTCGCGCCGCTTTCGGTCACGCTTGCCGTGATCGGTGATCCCGAGACGCTCGCCGTAATGCTCACCGTGTCACCTCCAGTACGCCGGATAGTGCGGTGCGAGTGACCGCACCGGGTGCGATCCACCGCAACGACCAAGCATAGGAACCAGATGCAAGCGCCGAGGTTTCGTTCTCTTGAAGCGAGATCGACACCGTGCCCGCAGTCGCCGAGACGACCGAGCAGGTGAAGTCGTCCACGCTGGTGCCGTCCACGAGCGACGTGATGCCCGCCGTGACCGTGTAGCCGGTGAGGCTGAACGCCGCCGTGCCCTGCGAGAGCGTGACGGTGGCCGAGAACTCGTCGCCCTGGCGAGTCTTCAACGCGAGCTGACCGGGGAGCAGGCTGAATTCGGCCATGTCACTTCTCCTGCACCGGGGCGGCGACCTTGTACTGCGTCTCGCGTGCGTTCGGCTGCAAGGCATAGAGCAGGCGGGTCTGCTCTTGCACCGCCGAGGCGATCTCCCGCTGCGTCTCGCCGAGTTGCGTGAGGAACTGCCGATGAGCCTCGACGAGCGGAAGCAGAACGTCCTGTCGCATGACGTAGCCGACCGCCACGGCCACGAGCACCGGGAAGCCCCAGCGCTCCATGATCGAGTGCAGGCTCGTCGTGACTTCCTCTCGCGTCATCGAGTCAACTCCTGTTGCCACGCCGCCATGAGAACGCGATTGACACTACGTTCGAGCCACCATTTCACGATGATTTGCACGATCGCATTGACGATCGCACCGAGCATGAGCGTCCAGAAGAACCCGTATTCCTGCGGCTCGCGGCCCGACTGCCACTGGTGGGCTCGCTTCACCTTCCCGGCGATCGACATCGCCACGATGTCGCGGCCCTCCTCGCTCTCGGCGTGGCCCAGGTACTCGCCCTCCCAGTTCTCGATCGCGAGCGTCGTCAGGTCGTGTACGGTCTCTCTCCCCACCATGTATTTCCGCATGGGGAGTCGCTTCCACACGTGTTCGTAGAGCTCGTCGCGGGTCATAGGACTCCGTCTCCACCGCACGGCTGACACGGGACGCGAACCCTCCCGTCACCGACGTACCCGCGCCCGTCGCAGTTCGAGCACTTGCCGCCCGGCGTTGGCGGCACGGGCGTCGGTGCGACCTCATGACGCAGGCGGATCACCTCGCGTGCCGTCTCGGCTGCGAGGTCCGCAGTGATCGCGGCATCGTCACGCGGCAGCGATGCCACGCATCCCACGAGCACGATCGTGAACGCGACGAGCCATCTCATCCGAGGATGTCTCCGGTCCAGTTGGGGATCTGCGTCTTCTTGAACCCGCTGTACCCGGCGTAGACGTAGCTGTCGCGACCCGAGAGCATCCGGGTGCACACCTCGGCGTCGATGTAGAATGAGCAATTCCGCACCGCCGTCGGCATGTTCTCGGGGTAGTGCTTGCCGGTCGTGTTCGAGTCGCCCCATGAGTTCATGCAGAGCAGCCCCGGACGACTGCCCCACCTGACCGCAGCCAGGCACATGCAGTGCCACCACGTCCCGCCGGGTTTGCAGAACCCATCGGCGTCGCGGGACATCGAGAAGCCCTGTCCGCTGCACACGACGACGGGATAGCCGTTCTGGATCGCCGCTGCCGCCTGCTCGAAGTCCACAGCGAGCGTAACCTCGGAGCACCGCCGCTCCTTCGCGAACGGTTCGAGCTCATTCGGCACGCCGTTGCGGCCCCACGAGCGATCGCGTTCTGCCTTGCCGCTCTCGGCGATGACGACCGAGCCGTACTCGACGCCGTAGTGCAGGCACCCGAGCTCGCGGATCGCCTTGGCAGCGTGGAAGCCTGTGGACCCGTCGCCGCCGTTGTTCACGGTCTTGCCGCGAGCCTCGACGCGAGAGAACCCGTACAGAGAACTTTCGATCGTGCGACCACGCCAGACCTCGGGCTCGCGTCGGTAGACGATGTCGCAAGCGCTCGTGAGATCCACCGCGAGGCTCGCACCCCAGCCGACGCACGAGCCGACCATGCCTTGCGAGCCACGCTTCCAGTTCGGCGAGCACTGGAGCAGGGCGGGCCAGAGGTGCGTCTCGGTCTTGCCGTCAGCGATTAGGTCCGGTCCCGCCTGGGCGAGCGTCGGACGCGGCAGCGTCGAGGCGAACGCCTCGGCACCGGCCGGATCGGGGTCGTACCCGAATGCGTGAGCGTCGAGTGCCACGTGTCACCTCGCAGCCCACGCCAGAGCACGCACGAGAGCCACGTACCGCTCACGCAGCGACGCATCGACCGCCACGTCATCGAGCCCGAGCACCTCGGCGAATGCCGCCTCAACGCCGTCCTTCAGCCCCGGATACTTGCCGGGCGCGACGCCAGCGATGCGACGCCACGCCACGTCGAGTGCGACGACTTGAAACGCACGCAGCGCCCGCACGTCCGCGAGCACGGGCGTCGAGTGGACGTTGTCGGCCGCGACGACGATGCCCGACTTCAGCCACGTCTCGGCCCATGTCGCACGGTCACGCATCGACGCCGACGCGAGGGCGGTCTTGACGGGTGCGACGAGCCGCCGTAGTTCCGGCGTGGGCTCCTCGACCTCGATCACGACCTGGGCCTCGGGCGTCGGCAGCATCGGCATCGGCACTTTGCCCCACGCGGCGGCGATGAGCAGCCCAGCCGCAGCGACGCGGGTCAGGTAGCCGCTGTGCTGCCTGACGGCTTCGGCGGCTGCGGTGGCCGCAGCGCGGATTTGCCCAGCGTACGGCGCAGCGATGAGAGCAACCGCAGCAGCGACGGCGAGGATGCGTAGAAGTGCATCGTGGTTCATTTGACGCCCACTTGGAACAGGCAGAACCGGACCAACGCCTCGCCTTCGCTCGTCTTCAGGACCGCTGCAACGTGCCGCACGAGCTCGTCGTCGAGCTTCGCGTCGGTCTGCTGCGCGATCCACTCGCACGCGTCCGCTACGACCAACCCCTTTTTGTACGGGTCGATCTCGCTGATGAACGCACGGGCGTAGTTCACGACCGGCGAATACTTCTGGAGAAGGCGAAGCGCATCCCAGAACGACAGCGTCGCGCCGTACTGCGTGATCTCGTCGGGCGTGGCACCGAGCTCGCGAGCGTCCATAGCACGATCTCCGGGGGATTCCCCGAGTCTGCCACGCTATCCCCCTAGCCTTGCAGTTCGTCTCGGACGAACCTCTGGACGATGTCCTTCGCTTTGATCCACCGAAGCATCCCCTCGCTCGGCGTCGTCGCCATCGTGCGATCGAGGCGTTGCTGCTCGGTCCACATCGCCTGCACGCACGTCGCACGGGCGGCGATCTGCGGAGCCAGCGACAGGCTCTCGCGGCTCGCCCGTTCCTCCTCGTCGTCGGGGCCGGGATCACGGGGCGGCTTGTAGCGGAGCGAGCGGTCGTGACGCTTCGGTAGATGCCACACGTCGCGCAGCCGGATCAGTTGATCTTTTGCGATCGTCCAGTGCGTGCAGATTTCCGCCATCGGCATCTGCGACTCCCACTGCACGCGGAGGATCGCGGCGTCAATTGTCGCCGTGTTGCCGGGCATCGCGTGGTGTCCAGTAGGAGACGCAACGGCTCGATGGGTTCAGCCCGAATCGCCAGCCGGGTCGCTGAATGCTGCGATGCAGAACGACGTGCTCGCAGTCGTCGCCGCCGTACGTCCCCCTGAGATATTCACGTGCGTCATACACGGCGAGTTGTCCGAACGCCGACCGCATCTCGACCGGCGGCGAGCCGACCGGCGGGTGCCAGTGATGCACCCAAGTCTGGTCACGCCTTCTCCAGTGATTGAGCCTCATGGCGAATGCGTCGTACTGGATCGCGTGCCCGTTGTGCTCTGCCCACGAGTAGCTCGCGAGCCCGTACCACGACTCGTCGTCCTCCATGTGTGCGATGCTCGTCGCCACGCCGTCAATGCTCCAGCCGCCCCAAGCGTCGGAGTCGAACGCCACGACGTAGTCGCACGGCTCGCCGTGCCTCACCCACCACTGGCACTGCGTGCGGTACTCGGCAAGGGCGATCGTCCGCTCCGTGGCGATCGTGTGCGAAAGGTGCGGCCGGTGGTTGACGTTGAGCGACACCTGCCGCTGGGTGCCGTCGGCCCACGCCGCGAGCACGTCCTTCGTCTCGTCGGTCGAGTCGTTCTCGAAGATGTACGCCGACCACGAGCGGAACATCGCGCCCGTCTCTTCGACGAGCGAGAGCGTCTGCGGGAGCCAGGGCATCGAGTTTCTTGCGATGGCGACGAGTGAGACTGTCCGCTCAGCGGCGATCCGTCTCCCGGCCGCCACGTCGAGTGCATACTGCTCCGCGAACTCCTCGTCTGGCGGGAGCAGCACGTCGGGCCGGTGAGCCTCGATGTCGGCGGCGGTGATGGTGAAGGTCGTCATATCCCCACGTCATCCGCCGTCGCCCCGATGGCGAACGGGAAGAACTCCTGTAAGTTCACCGGCCCGCTCGTCGTTTGCAGCCGATGCCACGCATCGGTCAAGCCCGTGTACCCGTAGTAGTCCTGCTTCATCGCGATCTGCTGCTCGGTCGTGTAGGCGTAGTGGTCGAACACGAGCCCCGCAGCCTCGGTGCTTTCGATCGTGACGCACCGGTCAAACCCGGTGACGATCGGCGGCTCGTGTCGGAGGAATCGCATGCCCGGCCCCCAGCGCCACGCCCGCAGCCATTCGAGGTCGCCGCGAGCCCAGCCGCTCGTCGATGTCAGGAGCTTCGACGGCCCGACCCAGTAGCGGCACGCGAACCGTGCGGCGGTCGCCACGGGTTGCTGAAGCATCAGCCGGTAAATCCGCTCAAGTTGCCACGCCTGCCAGATCTCGTCGCTGTCTACCTGCATGACGACGCCGCCCTCGACGCCTTCGAGGGCTCGGGCGATCATCGCGATCTTGCCGTCCCACGGTGAGTGCCGCCACGAGCAGGTGACGCCGGGCGTGTTGTTCACGGCCCGCACGTACTCATGCGTCCCGTCCACGCTGACGTAGTCCCGATGCCAGCGATCCGGCATCGTCTGACACCACGCGGTGCAGTGCGTCGGTGCAGCGACGCCTTCGACGATCCGCCACTGCCACGGGATCGACAGTTGACGAAGCGTCGCGAGGTGCTGCTCGATGTACGGCTCGCCGTTCAAGACGAGCGTGAAGAGCGTCAGCATTTCCAGAGCGGCGATCGCCGCCCCTCCCAGTTGACCGCCTCGACGCCGCAGTGACCGACCGTCATCGGCAGCACGACGCACGACGCGAACTGCTGTGCGAACGACAGGTCGCAGAGCTCGGCCGTGCGTGACCACTCTGGGTAGAGCACGTGCCGCCGGTAGAGCTGGAAGAATCCGGCGAACATCGAGGCGTATGCCTTGTTCGGCTTGCCGTCCATGAGCCGCTCGGGCGTGTGGAAATCCACGCGCCTCGCACCGTAGAGCGTCTCTGGATTCGTCGCGTCCTGCTCGATGATCTCGCGTGCGTTCGTCGGCACCATCACGTCGGCGTCGATGAGCAGATACCACGCATCAGGGTACGCGGCGTGAAGGTGCTCTTGGGCGAACCGGATCGCGCCGGACTTGTTGAACGCTGCGCCGTCGGCGTGCCACCCGTCATAGATTAGCGCAGTCGCCTCAGCTTTCTCGGCAACAGCGATGCTCGCGTCGTTCGTCTCCGTGACAACGCAGACGCCCGTGACCTGACCGGCAAGGCAGTTGAGTGAAATCGCCAGGTAGTCGGCGTAGTTCACGCTGGTCGTGATCGCGTAGATGTCCATCACTCGCCCCGCTTCACGGCGATGACTTGCCACTCACGATGCAAGACCTCGACGCACTCGCCGTAGAGCGCGAGGAACGAGTCGATCGCGGGCTTCGGCGTCGGCAGATGCTGCCGGTGCGGGTGCGGGTCGCGCCATTCGTAGTCGTCCCACACGATGACAGCGCCGACCTTGAGCAGCCGCCACGCGAGGACGGTGTCTTCGAGGACCGTGCGGCCCTCGTGCCCGCCGTCGATGTAGATGCCGTCGAACATCCGATGCTCGGCGAGAGCACGGGCGAGGAACACGTGCGAGCGTCCGCGAAACTTCTCGGCACGCCCGGCGAGGTTGGCGTCGAACCGACCCTCGGGATTCTCAGAGGAGTAGCCGTCGAACGGGCCGCCCCAGGTATCGACGCACGTGATCACGTCGCCGGACTTCAGTGCCTCATCGAGCATCCAGCACGCGGAGCGGCCCTCGTGCGAGCCGATCTCGAGCCAGCGGCACGGGTGCGGCAGGCGTGGCAGCACGTGCTCGCGCCACGAATTCGTGCGCATCGAGAACCAGTCGTGCGTGAACTGGTAGCTCATGTGACCACCCGCCCCAGGTGCTCGCGGATCAACTCGCATCGGATGTCGGGCGGATTGCCGCACGGGTGGTACACAAAGTCGCCGTGCTGCCAGTGGTTCGTCTGTCCGAGATGCACTGAGTTGAAAGCCCGTTTCGGCGCGATCGTCATGCGATCCGCCAGCCGCTCGCGGTGCTTCATCAGCCACTGCTGGACGTTCCACTCCATCGAGCGCCACTCGTCCTCTGCCGCGACAATCTCGGCGAGCAGCGACCGCGTACCGTCAGTTGCACACCACACGATCGACCCGCCGTTCACAAGGGCGTGAGCGCCGATGCCCTCCTCGCAGATCGTCATGTGCGGCCCGAGCTCGGGCACGTCCTCGATCCTGGTCGTCAGGTTCGTGATGACGCAGTCGGCATCGAGCGTCCACACGAGGTCATGGTGCTCGAGCAGTTGCCCGATCCGCCAGAAGTTCGCAAGCGACTGCGAGTACGCCTCGCATCGCCACACCATCGTGTAGTCGTGCCTCACGCAGTACGCGAGACGGTTCGCGACGGTGAGCTCTGCCCACGGCGTGCCGACGCCAGCGCTCGTGAAGATCGCCACGCTCATGTGATTCGCACCGTCGTGCGACCTTCTGTGCCCCACGATTTCTCGACGACGAGCCGTGCGACGTGCGTGTCGTCGCCCATCACGTCCTGCAATGCGTCGAGCACCGCCTTGCCCAGGTTGTCCACGTCGGGACGCGGCAACGCCGGTGCGGTTGCTTTGACGCCCGACTTCGTGAGGTGCGACTTCGGTCGTGCGAACACCGCGTCGATGACGACGCTGACGGGTCGCGACTGCTCGCGGAGCCCGGCGACGCTCGCCGCCAGGGCGATCGCTTGTCGGTAGGCGTGGACCGGGTGGCTCTTCGGCACGTACGCGCGAGCGAACCCGCCAGCGGTGGACACTCGCGGGCGCGGCTGCGGCACTGGGTCGCCGAGGATTGAGAGCGTGATGGTCACAGCAAGTCGAGCCCGTGCTCCGCACACTGACTCCGCAGCCACTCGCGGAGCTCTTGGTACGCCACCTCGACATCGTGGCCGAGCTCGCCGCCCTTGATCTCGGTCGCGAGGTGGTCGTCGAGCAGGATCACGATGCTCTTCGCACGCGACCCCTCGACGGCGTCGCGAAAGTCGCCCTCGTCCTCGGGCAGGCGGAATCTCAGTGTGGCGGTTGGCATCAGTCGAGCGTGACTCCATCCGCCTCGTGGATCATGCGGCGGATCGCTTCGGCGAGCCGTCTCGTCTCGGGGTGCGGATCGCCGTGCTTCATGACCGACCTGCAGTGCTGGTCGATGTCCCAGAGCAGCAATCGGGCGGCGCTGCCTTCGAGGGCGGCGCGGTGCTCGCTCTCCTCATCCGGCAGCGTGTAGGTCAGCGTGGCGGTTGGCATCCCGGCATCGTGCATGGCTCGTCAAGTTCGCCGACCACGCTGCGAATCCAATCGAGGTAGAGCACCACGCGGGTGTGACCCGACTCCTCGCCGAGGACGTACTTCGTCTTCCCGCCGACCCTCGCGACGTAGGAGTTGACGCCCACGAGCCTCGTGCTGCCGTCGATCGCCGTCGCCCAGAGCGGGCCGCCCGAGTCGCCCGGCGCGATGCACGCCGGGAGCGGGCCCGCGTCTGGCGTCCTGCGAATCGGGCAGACGTACACGCCGTGCTCGATCGACCCGAGGACGCACGTCCCGGCTCGCAGCCGCTGGTCGCCTCCCGTGAGCCCGCGAGTCAGGCTCCCGGTCATCCCGTACCCCGCAGCCGCAGCGACGCTGCCGAGACGCTCGGTGCCGTCGGCGAGCCTCGGGTAGACCTCGGAGTGCCGATGCCGCCCGAGCCGCACCAGGGCGATGTCGTGCCACCCGTGGATGCCAGTCCATTCGGGATGCCGCACGACGCGGTCGCACGCGATCCTATCGCCGCCGATGACGACCGTCACCGCCGTCATCTCGTGCGGGACGTGGGCCGCCGTGAGCACCCAGTGCGGCGAGATGAGCGTGCCAGACCCGGCGAGCGGGACGCCATCGGCGTTGTTGCCGACGACCCGCACGACGTAGCCCGAGAACGTCGCACCGTAGTCGAGGTAGCGTGAGTCGCCCTTCGAATCGTCAATCGTGGCGGCAGATGCCGCGAGCGCCGACACGGCGATGAGCGTCGCCACGAGTCGCATGCCCGATCATGGCACGCGAGGCTAGCGGCCTTGCAGTTAGCGTGATACACGGAAGCGGCGGGTTATACGGACCGTATAAACACAAGTTAGCCGACTACTTGCGGCCCCTTCGTTTCTTCCACCGTGCCTTTGCCCCGGCCTCTGCCTGCTCGCCGATGTTCGGGTTGCCCGGCGTCATCTCCGGTGCCTCCACCCGCAGCATCCGCGACAACGCCAGCCGGATGGTGTCGCTCGGCGTGGTGCCGTGCCGTTCGCAGTAAGCCGCCAGCGGCCCCGCGAGCGGGCCGAGGCGGAAGGTGATGCGGTCGTTCATGCGAGCGACGCCTCAAACTCCTTCATCTGCCGCTTGACGTAGCGGATGCCGTGCTCGACCAGCCCGCAGGCGATGCTGTTGATCCGGTCGCAACCGACCCGGCGGTACTTGAGCCACACCACGCCACGGTCGTGGTCGTGCGTGCCGATCTCAACCGTGGCTTCGTTGATGTCGAGCGTGTCGGCGAAGGCTTGGAGCTTGGCGAGCATTTCGTCCCCTTTCGTGTTGTTGTCGTTCCGCGTCATGCCCTAAGTATACCTAACGTCGGACGGAAGGCAAGCCCCAATCCAGAAAAAATCTTTTTCCGGGGTTTTCCGGGGAAAATCGGGGGTTCCGGCCCCCGTCGGACAGTTGGCATCGTGAGAATCCGGGGCGTCGGACAGGCTCCTGGGGGCGTCGGCGAACCAGGCGCTGGAGCGGACGGCCAGGGGCCGCCGCTCAGCTTCAGCGTTCTCAACCTCACCTCGTCATCCACATCAGCCCCCAGTTCGCCATCCCGTAGCTCGCCCACACGACAAACCCGGCTGGCGAGCCCTTCCACCACTGCTCGATCGCGACGCCCCAGTAGATCAGCGAGACGATGAAGAGGAGCGGTGCGCTCACGAGTACACCCCGCCGTAGCAGATCGGCTGAATCTTCTGGACGCGACGGTGATACCGCTCGTCCTCGCTCCACCCGTCGCGGATCGGGCGTGCCCGCTCTTCGGTCCAGGCGTCGAGACGAAGATCGACCACCGTCGAGTCGTCCTCGGCGTCTTCGATCGCCTTACGCTCGCGGATCTCGCTCACGACGCGACTACGGTTCGCGAGCCCGAACCGCTGTGCCGTGCGCGTCACGGTGTTCGGCGTCACGCGCAGCCGATCAGCGATGTCTTCGACACGAAGCGTCTCGTCATGCCACAACCGAAACAACAGGGCAGCGTCCGTGATCCTGCGGTGTCCCATCTCGCACCTCCTCAGTCGTTCGACAGTGGCATGATCACGCCGGTGTAGACGCCGCCGTTGCGCAGAACGCACGCGGACTGCGCGTCCACGAGCTCGACCGTGATGTGCGGCCCCTCGTCCGTCGCGATGCCACGGAGCCACTCGACGACGAATACGGGATCGAGCTTGACCTTCACCGGGTCACCGCCACTGACGACCTCGATCGTCACGTCGCTCTGCCCGTACTCCGCGCTCTGCCCGTGCAGCGTCACGCCGTCGGCCGAGAACGTGAAATCCACGCCCTTCGACTGCTCGCTGGTCACGATCGCCGCCGCCCTGGTCGCCGCCATGAGCTCGTCCCGATCGACTACGGTCTCGATCGCACCGGCCCGGCCCGTCGGCAGCACGTCACGCCAGCGAGGGAACCGACCGGCGATCTGCCGTGCCGTCACGACGCACCCCGGCAGCGTGGCGACGAGCTCGTGCTCGCTCGCCTCCAGTTGCACCGCGTCGTCGCCTCGGGCCGCCACGCTCGCGAGCGACGCGAGCACCCTCGCCGGGACGAGGGCCGAGCCGTCGTCCACCGCCTGGTCGTGCTCCACCGCCACGTGCGAGAGACGACGCCCGTCGGTCGCCACGAACGAGCAGTCGCCGCCGAGCACCTCGATGAGCACCGCGCCGAGGGCGTAGCGGCTCGAGTCGCTGTCAGTCGCGTAGACGCACGCCTTCACCGCACGGGCGAACTGGTCGCACGGGACACGCACGAGCGTCCTGAGCGGCTCGTGGTTCCACGTCGGCCACTCGGCGGCGCTCTCGACCGGGAGCCGCCACGTGCCACGCCCGGCGGTCACGACGCACGACGTGCCGTCTGGAGTGATCGTCACCTCCTCGGAGCGAGCCTCGGCGAGGATCGCCCGCAGCCGCGCGAACGGCAGCAGGATCGGCTCGCCGTCATACGGCACATCGACCGCGATCTGGAGTTCGAGGTCAGTCGCCGTCAGCGTGCCCCGGCCAAGCAGCACGCACGCGAGAATCGGCTTTGCCGGTCGAGTCGGCACCGCTGCCGCCACGTCCGCGAGTGCCTGCTTGAGAGTCGGCGTTGACAGCACGATGCCAGTACTCCTTCGCCGCTTCGTAGCCGTTGCCGTCGTCATGTCCTCTCCTCCTGAGTGACGCACCAACAATGATTCCGACGGCGAACGTCGCCGACTGAATCACGATCCCGATTGCGATGAGGGCGAGCTCGGTCATGCCGCGCCGCCTTTCTGCTCGCCGAACGCCGCGCGACGCATGATCTCGGCGTCGAGCTCGGCCCGCTCCAGGTGCAACGCCTGACGAGCGAGACGCTCTCGAAGGTCACGCACGCGACGACGCAACTCGCCGATCGCGTCGCCCGCACGTTCGAGCACGAGCCGCGAGGCGTCGTCGGTCGAGTCATCCCACGAGCGGCGACGACACGCGGCGTGAGCGGCGGTGATCTCTCGATCAGTCATCGGATGCCTCCAGCGATTCGAGCGTCGGGATGATCGTGTTCGCCCGGCCGTCGCGCCACTCGACCCAGCCGCGCTTCCGCAGCGGTCGCAGGTGGCACAGAGCGCCCTCGGGCGACAGGAAGCCGAACGCACGGCAGATGTCGCGGACGCCGCATCCGATGCGCTCGCGGGCGTGGTGATCGCGCACCCACTGCCAGACCTCGCGCTGGCGGTCGGTGATGGGCGGTAGCGTGGTGGCGGTCATGTGCGAGCCTCCTCCTTGAGTCTCCTCGTCTTGTCCAGCATCGCCCGGCGTGCAATCTCGGCCGGGCCAGACCAGACGGCAGGCGGTCGCGGTGCGTCGGCGAAGTCGCCGCGGCCAGTCGCAGCCGTCTTGTCGTCGAACTCGCCGCCGAGGAGGCGGTCGAGGAAGCGGCCCTTCGTCGCGTCCATCGAGCAGAACTGCCGCAGCGATACGGGCGTGCGGAAGTAGCCGACGGTCGCGAGCTTCGCGATCCCGGCCTGGTACGCCTCGACCCAGTCAGGCTCCGAAAGCCGATCGACAGCCGGAGGCGGCGGGTTGGTCATCTTCCACGTCTTGCCCGGCCCGGCGTTCCACGCCTTGCGGAGGGCACGCCACGCATCGACTGCGAAGCCCTCGCGCGGAAGAGGAGGAAGTTCTTCTCTCGTCTTCGTCTCGTCTCGTCTGGTCCGGCGCGGTGCCGGACACGGGTCTGGAGGTCTGTCCGGCACGATGCCGGACACGACCGTTTCGTCGCGGGCCGCAGCCTTGCGGGACGCATCGAGCGCCCGCTGTTTTGCGGTCTCGGAGTTGTGCCGATCCCAGTTCGGAATAACGATTCCGCCTTGGTCTTCGGCGAGCCACCCGACACTCACAAGTGCCTGGGCGAACCCCGAGAGTCCCACGATTTCGTCCACGAGCTCGCCGGTCTCGTCGGCCACGTGGCCGTTCCGCGAGTGCCGGTCGAACCAACTCCATAGCCGGAAGAGCTTGCCGTAGATGTCGTCCTTCGTGACTCCACACGCCCGCGAGAGCCGCCGGATTTCCGGGGCGTCGATGAGGTCGTGTCGCATCTTGAGCCACGAACCGGCCATCCTTGGCCTCCTGCTACTTGATCGATACAGAGTTGGCTTCAACCGCGAGGCAGTCTCCGTGACACCGCTGCGGGTAGCAGTGACACACGAGCACCTTTCCGGTTAGTTCCCCAGCCTCGATCCGCTCGGCGATTGATGGCTTGTTTGGAAGGTAGTGACGTTCGTATGCGTCGCACACTTCGTCACGGTCGCCGTCTTCGTCAAGCACAAACGGGTTGCCGTACCTTGTGCTGCGGTCAATGCGAACAGCTAGCCGCTCGCGCTCAGCCCAAGCGATTAGGTTCTTGTCGGCTGAGGCATTGGCTACCACGGTGAGGCCAGACTTCACCTCGGCTTGGCGGTCGCGCTCGTCCTGACGCCAGTCGTCGGTTGGCTTCTTAGCGACTTCGCGCTTGGCGTCCTGAAGAGTGATCTTTCCGGCCTTGAGACGCTCGAACACCTCCGGGGCTTCGGCTTTCACCTTCTTAGCGTCCGCAACGTACTGGCGATTTACACCGACAGATGTCGCCGCCTCTGAGACTGCCTTGCGGCCGTTTGCTGGAATAGCTTGTTCAACTTTTTGAACAACCTTTTGGCCGCGGCCGTGCTCCTTGCCTGCCTCCCGTTGCCGCCGCTTCGCGTCGGCTGCGAAGAACGGCTCCAGTTCGGCCGCAACGGCCGCCAGCGCGCCCTTGTTCATATGTCGCCGGCGGTCATTCATCGCCACGGCAAAAGCCGTCGGCTCGTCGCCCGTGTATTCCTTCGTATTCGGCTCAACGCCTGCTATCTGGCAGGCCGCCCAGCGGTTGCGGCCGTCAAGAATCTTGCCCTCGTACAGCCAGACCGGCACGAGCTGCCCATTCTTGCGGATGTCGTCGGCTAGCTCTTGGAGCTTGGCCTCGTCCATCATGGGCCAAACGTCGGCAATCGGGTGGTGCTTCATCTTCTGTGAATCCTTTCGTGACAGGCTCGGCAAACAAGGAGGTAGTCGGAGTCGTGATACTCCCACGGCTCTAAATCAGCGTCATATCTCACGTGGTGAACAACAGTTGCTGCCCCGTCGATTCCGCACGCTTCGCACTTACGCCCGCGAGCGTTGAATAAGGCCATCCGTCTGGCTTGCCATCTACGATCAGCGAGCTTGAGTCGATAAGTGGCGGGGTCGTTTTTTTTAGACGATGTATGTGAACAACGAGCCACGCCGTCCGATGAGTGCTCGCCGTTCCAATGAGAAGCCACTTGTCAAAGTCGATGTTTGTGACTTGGAGGTTGTCCCACAGGCCACCGTGACGAGATGGGTTCTTTCGCAAGTACTCGTACACTTCGTGGGCCGCTACCTGCTGGCGATGAGTCTTGCCCTGCTGGCTTTGCCACTGCAAAAAAGGCTTTTGCGGCGTCTCGCACTGAGTAGTCAGCCAGTCAGGAGAATCATCAAATTCTCGGATCTCCATTCCGTAGCCAAGATTGGCTTGCTGCGGCTTTACGATGGCAATGCTTCTGCGTTCTCGATTGAATACATCTATCGGGTCGTCGTCGCCGGTTTGTCGGACGCAGGAATCTAGGATTGCGCGCTTTTCCTGCGAGCTAGAAACCTTTCCAATCACCATCGCATCGAGCATCTTCCAACTCTCAAATCGAGTGTCCTTTGGCGTGGCTTGGACAAGAAGCGAGCAACGATCCCAAAGGCTCAACCTGTCCATACCGTTCGCGTAGTCGCAGAACACGCGAACCAGTCCAATAGCGTCGTCTAGGACAATCGCGCACTGAACGACACGATCGTCCTTCTTGACTCGATTCGGCGCCCCTACGCCGATAACAACTCCAGTGATGTCCGTTCCTGCTGCCATCACACCACCCTCCACACCGTCGCCCACCGTCCACTGCTCGTCTTCCGCGTCCCATCCGCCACGACGAACCCGCGCCTCGCGAGCTCGATCCGCCTGGGCCGCTGCGTGCTCGGGTTCATAGCGAGCCGCCGCTGCATCTCCTCGTCCGTCAGACCGCCGGGCGTCGCCTGGAGCAGGGCCAGCACGCGACGCTGCAGGGCGTTGAGCGTGTCGGCGTCGAGCGAGTCGGCCGCCGCCGCCGATGTCACGCTGCCGCGAGCCGATGGCGGTCGCGGGGCGAAGAGCGGCAGGTCGGCGCACCGCGAGATCGTGTCGAGGTGGTAGGCGTCGTTGCTCACTTCGCAGCCTCCGTGCGTGCGTGCCGATACCGTCCGTTCGCGATGCAGTTGATGACGCTCAGCGACACGCCGAGCCGCTGTGCGATCTGCTTCTGACGCACGCCACGGGCGAGGAGCTCGCGGATGCGGTCGATCGGGACGCGGTCACGTGGCGGCATGGGAAACCTCCGTGTTTCGGCCCCGTGACGTGGGGCATCCGGTCGAGTCACCGCCAGAAGCAAGCGGCCTCGGCTGCACTGATACAACGCCTCTGAAGTGCTCAACTGGCGACCCATGCAGCCGATGGTTGCAGCCGCTGCGGCCAGGGCGGGCCGGTGTGTCTCCTGCTAGCCGTCGCTCATCTCCGTTGGCTTGCCGTTGCGATGTTCCGTCCGCTCCTTCGGCAGCGGCTCGTACACCCGCAGCCTCTCGACGAGCCTGTCCTGCGCTGACTCGGCGGCCCTCGCTCGGAGGTTTGCCTTCGCCACGCCGTTGCCCAGGTCGCGCACGAACCCAGCCATCCGTTCGCATCCGTGCCGCTCCAGCTCGCGAGCGACCACTTCTGCGTCGATGTAGAGCGGCTCCTCACGCTGGCTACGTCGCATCTGCCACCTCCTCGCTCACGGCGAACCGCAGCCGCCTCGCCTGCTTGTTCATCGCCAGCGCGATCGCCTCGATCCGGTCGGCGAGCGACGCGAGCGCCGCCGCCTCGGTCTCGTGCCACGTGTCGTCGCGACGCCACCGGGTTTGACCTTGCTCAACCCACTCGCCGCACTCGGTGACGGTGCCGTACCACGACAGCGTCGAGTGACCGGTCTTCGCATTGACGCTCGTCCCGAGCTCGGCGCGGTAGAGACGTTTCGGTTCGCTCACGACGCCACCTCCTGACCGCTGACGATCTCAAGCTTCGTGTCGATCAGCGCGAAGAGCTCATCCGCCTGGGCGTCGCTATAGAAGCCCTCGTCGATGAGCCGCTTCTCGACGGTCCCGCGAATCGAGCGGAGCCGCTCCTCGGTCTTCGCGCCCTGCACGGCGTGGCGAGCCTTGACCATGTCCTCGGACGTGGCACGGGCCGGGGCGTCGGGCACCTCGGGCTCGGCGTCCGGTGGCGTGGCGTCGAACTTCGGCCGCACCTGCACGGGATCTCGCGGTAGCGTCGGCGTCGTCGGGTAGTCCTGTGCCTCCTCGGCGGTGATCAGCCCACGCAGGGCGTCGGCGAAGGCGTTCCGCAACGCAAACCCGCGAGCCCTGAGAGCCAGCATCCGCGTCGGGTACTGTTGCCAAGGGCCGCTCTTGCCCCACAGCGACGCCTTCTTCGCGTCGGCGACCGAGAACCGCACGACCGTCGGGGCAGGGTAGCCGCGACGCTTCGCCTCGCAGACCGCCACGAGGTTCTCGCCGTCGCCCTCGACGTACTCGCGGACGTACTCGCAGACCGGGCTGGCCTGCACGAGCGCCATCGCGGCATCGCCCCAGATCGACGGGCGGCCGTTGATTACCGCGATGCTCTGGAGCGACTGCATCGGGCTCAGCCCGACCTCGCTGCCCGCCTGGATGGCGAGCAGGCAGCTTTCCGGCTTCCCCCGGAAGTCCTTCGGGGCAAACTCGCTCGCCGCGACCATCTTGGCGAACCGGTAGGCGTCATCCATCGAGGCGAGAGCCAACCCTCTCGCTGGTGCCGTGTGTGTCGAGATCTCCGTCGTCACGTGTCGTGTCCTTTCGTGTGGTTGTCGTTCAGTTCATTTCGTCGTTGTTCATGTCTCGCCAAGAGCCGACGGCTTCGTGGTGCTTCGACTGCTGCTCTGCCAGTAGCTGGACGGCTGCGGAGAGATCGCGCAGCGTCTCTCCGATCAGCGCTATTCCATCCTTGATTTCGTGCAGGACGTGTATCGCGTCATCGACGCTGGCACGTTCGGTCGAGCACTTGGTGTTTTGCAGACTAGAGGCAGACTTTGACTGCTCAGCCGCAGCAGAAATTTCTCGATCGGCTGCCGATGGACACACGTAGATAGGCCCGCGCGGGTCAGTGTCTGTTGCTTGAAACTTGATGCACTCGTCGTCAGTGATTCGGCCGGAATGAATCGCTCGATACACGGCCTCGTATCGAACGTCCGACTTTGATCCAAACGAGCTCAACCGAACCCACTCTCGCGGGATATCCCTTGCATCAAGGGTTTTTCGGAGTTTCTTTCTGGCAGTCGTCATCTGCTCCTCGCTTTCGTGCGTTGTCGATCCTCAGTCAAAACCCGCCGCGTCCCCGTCCTGCGTCAGCGGCGATCTGCCTCCCTGCGACCCCGGTTCCACCGGGTCTCCTCGTGATTCAGAACGCCGCGATCGCGTCCACGTCGATCGCGTAGTGCTCGCGGCCACCGCCGGGCTTGTGGTGGACGACGTGGTACGTCGTGTCGGTCAGCACCTCGATGACCGTGCAGCGACGGTGACCGTCGGGAAACGCGACGTTCACCGAGTCGCCGACGGCGTAGGTCGAGACGAGGCGACCGTTGACCCAGCGGCCCTCGCCCTGGGCTGGCGAGCCGTAGAGCTCGGTCATCGCGACGCCTGCGGCGTGGGCTTCGGCGTCGCCGGGGTGGCGGATTGACTCGATGATCGACATGGGGGATGCTCCTGTTCGTGGATGGGTGATGGTATACGGGCGTTCACTAGGGTCAAGCGGCGTCCACCAAATCGCTAGCGGTAGTTCGGCTGTAGGCTAGCGGTATTTGGGTCAATCAGCAAGTCCCGCCGCGAGAATGCGGAGCAGGACGATTGCGAGCTCGATCCAGATCGTCGGGTTCATGGCGTGGGCCTCCTTGCCCGGTGGTGGTCGTCCCTGACCGGCGACGTGCCGATCAGCCGTCGATTCCGGCGTTGATGTTGCGACCGGCGGCGTTGAGCACATACCACTCGCCGTCGTGGTTCGCCTCGGCGTAGGCGTTCGCGTCGGCGTCGCTCGCAGCCCGAAAGGTTTCGACGACCTCGAACTCGCCGGTCGCCTCGATCATGTAGGCGATGCTGTAGTCGGCAGGCTCGTCGTCGCGATGCCCGGTGCCGACGACTCGATCAAGCTCCTCATTGCGCGTCAGCTTGTGGGCGATCAGTTTCTCGCCGGGGCCGACGATGCAGTCGGCCGGATCGCCGTGCTCGGTGCCGAGAGTCCATCTGTCCGCCCAGCCACGGAGTCCATCGGCGTCGATCGTGTCAGTCGCGTCCGTCGGGTCATGGTCCGCCACGATATAGCCGTCTTCATCTACGTGGCAGACCTGCGAGTACAGCCGCAGCGTGCCGTCCTCGCGTCGCGTGATGTAGTCGTAGGCGTATCCGTCGCCAGCTTTGTCTCCAGAAATTCGCGCCATTGTCCTGTCCTCCGGGTTGTGCCCCTCGCGGGGCGGGGTGTTGAGTCTATCTCTGCGCTCAGACGGTCGCCGCTCGAATCTGGGCGATAGCCTCGCGGGCCTCGTCCCGTGTGTCGTAGGTGCCGACGCTCCAGCGGTCGTCGCCGCGTTGCGCGAGGATCTCGAACCAGTAGCACGTGCCACGGCTGCGAGGGTCGGAAATCTTCACGATGCGGTAGGTCGTGTTCATGGGGCTGCCTTTCGTGTGGGCCGCCGGCCATGGTGCCGGCGGGCGAGTCAATCATCGGCACCAGTAGTCGTGCGAAATCTTCAGAGCAACGTCCCAGACGTAGCCGATGGCATGCAGGCGCCTAGCCTCATCAATCGCTGACTCCCAAAAGCCGCTCTGCCGCATGGCCTTCAGCATCTCGTCGCATCGCTGCTCGAGCAGCTCCATGCTTCCGTTCATCGTTCGTCTCCCGGTTCGTGGTGCGTCAGGTCACATCCGCCTGACACTCGTACTGTAGGCTATCGGTAGTTGGGTGTCTAGCCCTCTACAAAAAGATTTTTCCGGGGCGGTTTTCCCGCAGGAAAACGCCTACTTCCGACGCTTGGCGGTCTTTTTCTTCGCCCGCTTGGCGGCGGGACGCTTGGCGAGGTGCCGTTTCCCGGCCGCCCTGGTGGTCAGGGCGTCACGCTGCTCCGTGGCCGAGCTCACCGAGACGAGCCAGAGCCGCTCCCCGAGCCGCCGCCCGCGAAGCTTGCCCTCGCGGAGAAGGGCTCGAACCCACCCGTCGGTGCAGCCCATGTAGGCGACCGCCTCCGCGATCGTCATGTGCGGTTCACCGTCAATATTGTGAGCCATCGAAACCATGCCCAAATGATAACTAGCGGCTTTTCGGGGTCAAATTGCCGCCGACCCGAGCCCCCCAAATTGCCGCACCGGGCACGCGCGGCGATCATTCAAATGGAACTTTTCCAATGGAGGATAGGGGCGTGATACGGGTGTACACTACTCGTCCTCCGACAGCCGAAGGAAGCGACCATGACTCTGCGACATCTGCTCGACACCGAGTACGCGATAATCCGGTCTTTGAAGCCGACCGCAGCGTACCAATTCCGCCTCTCGCTGAGCCGGTACGGCGAGTACCTCGGCCACGAGCCGACGCTCGAAGACCTCGACCCGATCCGCGCCCAGGCGTGGCTCGGGCACCGGAAGACCCAAGTGTCCGCAGCGACCGCCCGGAAGGA